CCATCTCTTTAGTAGGTACGTAAGCGCCAATGACATCGTAGGTGTGGTTAGTAACAATCATGGGAATGTTTGCCTGACCCAACTTAAGAGTGAGCATACGGAAGGCACCTTTGATAAGTTGGGATTTGGTCATGTCCCGAACTTGTTTATCATTTAGTGCATCAGTAATTTCTTTCTCAGTGGAAAGCATACCTAAAGAGTCTAACACAAACATACAAGGTTTGCGCTCTTCTACAGGTTTTTTTAAGTAAATGTCTACTGCCTTGAGCGCCTTACTACGGAACTCTTCTACAGTCACAACATTGACTACAACTAACCGAGTGAGGTCAATACCCCTAGACTCAAGTAGGGACTTGTTGACGGCAGCCTCAGTATCAAAGTAGAGACAATAACCATCGGGGTTAGAATCAAGAAAATTCTTAACCACAGCGAGAGAAAAGAAAGTCTTTCCAGTAGAAGACTCTCCAGCAATAGCAGTAATCTTATTCCCAGATACACCACCAAATAGACTACCTGAAACCAGTGCATTAAAAATGTATGAACCTGTGTCCACATAAGTTTCAGTCTCGTCAATGTCTGCTGCTAGTTTAGTGTAGTCATCGCCAATCTCTTTTACAATATCTTTTAAGAAGTCCATAAATCACTCAAAAATATAATGTGGGTTTTGAGATTTGAAACTCTCAACTTGTGCTTCAGTTTTAAAGAACTTAAAGAGTACTGTGTTTGGAAACTCTTTAAGGGAATAATTTACTTTAATCATCATGCTACCATCCCGTATTGTTCACGAAGAATTTTTTTATAAGGCAGGTCCTGCTCACGCAGTTCCTTTACCAGTTTGAGTTTTTGATACAAAGCAGTATCACCACCAAGAGACATTGCCTTTACGATCGTGGCAAGCTCATTATCACTAATAGGAAGATCCATTAAAAGAAAAACGATTCTAGGTTTACAGTTTTTTCGACAGACCACCCAATAGCATCAAGAATGGACTTGAGGGGCTCTACAAAACTCTTCTCAAATTGTAGGTCATAGTCGATGTATTTGTCAAGACCAAGTTCCCGTGGGAAGTCCTGAATGAAGGAGATAATATTCTCCTGAATGATATTTGGTTTTTTCAGATAGAGGAACTTAATCTTTTCCCCGTTACTAATAAGTGAATATTTATTGGTCAGTTTCTTCTGCTTCACATAGTGGTTGAATAGCAGTGCTCCACGACAATGAATAGGAGTACCCTTAGTATAGATGTCTGATGAAGAGTGATACTTACGAATATCTGAAGCAGTTCTTGGGAAAGCAATTTCCTCTGGAGGAAGACTTCTGAACTTCACTCTACATTCTTCGATGAAGTCGATAACATCATCTTCAGTCCCATTCATCATTAGTTTGAGACCATCTTTAATCATCTGACGGCAGGGGGCGGGTGTAGAAGACTTCACCGCCTCAATGCCCATCATCTTCAGTTTGGGTTCATTGTACTGAACACCCTCACTGTTCCATACGTTGAGAATATATCGCTTCTTCGCAGTCCAGATACCACGTTCAGCAATGTTCTCACGCTTCATAAACATCATTTGATCATATGCCGAAACATACTCCGCAAGTTGCTGATAACTGGATTCGATGAACGGTTCCAGTTTATCTTGACAAATCTTGTCCAGAATAGAAACGATTGCGTTTTTATCATCAGTCCTATTACCAAAAAATTTAGTAACAAGAGGTCCCATATTAAGATAGATTGAATCGGTATCCGATGCGATAACATAGTCTACTTCTTCAGTTTTTAAAAGTTTATTTAGATATCCATTTACTTTGTTCTCAATCCAACGGATGGAGACTTGTCCTGAGAGGGTGATTGCTTCGGCGTTAGCAAGTTTATAGTAACGAAAGTATTGATTACCAATAGCACCATAGGCAGAATTAAGTTGGATCTTACGTGCCATCTGAATGTTATTACATCTGGCAATCTCCTTCTCAAGAGTTTTGGTAGGAGTCTTCTCATATTCTTGTTTAGCAGCGAGCATCTTTTTCTTAAAGACCGTTCGGTCTTTATAGATTTTCTCCATCAGTTCTGGAAGAAAACCACGAACATCCTTGCGGTACATTGCCCCATTGGCACATACCGCTTTGTCCTTATACATTTCGAAGGTAATCTCTTCGTTTAGGATTTTCTCAACAGTTGCGCTGGGATGTCTTTCCTCACAGAGGGTCTCTGGCGAGATGTTGTACTGCATAATAAGGTGAGGGTACAGACTATTAAGGTCAAAAGACACAACCCAATCATACTTTCCAGGAATCGGTTCCTTGACGTATGCTCCTGCATATTTCGAGTCCTTATCAGAACGTTCTTTGGGAGGAATGACAATATTCCTATCCTTTAGATAATTATAAATGATCGTATCCCACATACGGACTTGTGAGAATACGTCAGCATAGTTCGCCTTAGCGTCATATGCCATAGTAACGGCAAGTTCGATAAGTTTCATCTTGTCTTCCATACGGTCAACAAGTTCCACGTCAATGATGTTGTACTCTACAAACTTCTGCCAACCGTGAGTATAGAAGTCTTTAAAAGTATCAAACTCACTGTGGTCCAGTTTCTTCTGACCAAGTTCTACACTGGCAATGTAGTCTAGACGATACGATTCCTGCGCTTTATAAGTGAACTTTTTATAAAGCTGAAGATAATCAAGTTGAGTGATACCGCCAACATCATAGGAAATGTGTTTACGACCAGCAATGTAAGTTTCTCGTTCTGTAACCAGTCCCCAGGGAGACATACGCTTCATGAGTTTCTCACCCAGAACCCTATCCAAACGACGGACAAGGTAAGGGATATCGTACAACTCAATGTTCCATCCAGTGACAACTTCTGGAGTGTTCTGCTCCATCATCCACCAGTTGATGAAGTCCGTCAGCAAGTCATACTCACTAGAGAATGAGCGATACTTGACGTTCTGCTGCTTGTTATTAAATGGTCCTTGACCCCAGGTGCGGATCTGTTTTGTGGCATAGTCCTGAATAGTAATAAGCAGAACTTCCTCAGCAGCAGACTCTACATCAGGAAAACCATTCTCAGACTTCACCTCAATGTCCAAAGTGGTCAGTTTGATCTTACCAGTATCAAACTTGATCTCTTCTTCTGGATACTTATCAGAGATGTACTGGGCAATGTACCCAGTATTCCCATAGATCTTAAAGTTCTCTACGTTCTCATACTTCTTGATGAACTCACGGCAGTCACGAACCGAACCAGGTTGTACTGCCTCAACATATTCTCCATTAAGAGTTTGGTATTTGGTTTTCTTATTGGAAGGCACAAAAAGGGTCGGGTTAAACCTCTCCCGAGTCATGAAATGTTCCCCATTTTCATAACCTCGGACCAAGAAGTGGTCCCCGACCATTTGAACGTTGGTATAAAATCTCATTCTCCAGTTAGTTCCAGATACTTAGCAATAACTTCTTCTGTTGGGTCTGCGATGGTCAGAATATCTTCTGCCCGAATCATTAGTTCTCTTTGGTTGGTTGCCTTTGGCCAAGGAATCATATCATCAATGGACCTAAAAAGATAGGGGTCAATCAACTTACAGTTAGGATCACCCAACTGAGCATCAACCTCAACAACCTCACTGATAAGGACGTTATCAACATCCATTAGCAAGCACTTAATCGACTTGTCCATTGACTTTCTCCTGATACATTTCAACAATAGAATTTAGTGGTTCAACAATGGTGACAATCCATTCTGGAGAAACAAGAATGTCTTCATCATCGGTCAACAAAATCCATGGGGATAGAGTGATCTCTACGTTCCTATCATCAACACCATTCTCATCTTCAGTGAGAAGAATAGTCCTGTTAGTTTGGACTTTATGTGGTTTATTAAAGACGTAACCACGAACGCTTTCTTCAGATACAAGTTCCTTTATATCAGAAATAACTTGTTCACCAGACTTCAATAATGATAACTTGATCGACATTTTTAGTTAGTTCCCTCCAGTCATTCTACCAATAAAAAGGGGAGGCGTCAACTGGTTTGTGCCAGTTGCCTCCCTGTCTGCGCCGACGATATTCGTTATTATTTAGAGATAATCCTTACGGGCATGATGCTCGGGGACTATTTTTCCGAGGACGATTCTGAGGAGTCCGTCTTCGAAGGTGACTTCCCGTACTTCTGTGTCGTCGGATAGAGTCCACGCTCGTTGAAAACTTCTTTGAGCCAATCCCTTGTAGACAAACGTCTTCTCGGATTCGGTGTCCTCCCGTTGCCCCTCGACAAAAAGTTTTCCATACTCCGTGAAGA